GTTCACGAAGAAGACACCGGACTGTACGGCGCGATTCAGCGCTATTCAATTTGGAGCGCCCGCTAGTTCTGGCGCAAAGAGCAACTGAACCGCCTTCGGGCGGTTTTTTTGTGCCCGCAAAGGGCTCCCACCACCGCCCGCAGAGATTGATCGAAGCGGGTTTTTTTGTGCCCTTGCGGGCCTTGAAAGGAAACCAACCATGGCATACAGCTTGCCCGAAGGTTCCAGCCAGCAGTTTTCCAACACGCTGGCCGCAGCCAAGACCATCACCGCAATCACCAACGCCAATCCGGCCGTTGCCACCTGCACCGCGCACGGCTACACGACTGACGATGAGATCATGCTTTCCAGCGGCTGGGAAGATGCGAACGATTCGGTTTACAAGATCGAATCTGTTGACGCCAACAGCTTCAAGATTCTCGGCCTTGATTCGACCAACACGTCGTTTTTCCCCGCCGGCTCCGGCGGCGGCTCGGCTCAAAAATTGTCCGCATGGACGGCCATCCCGCAAGTGCTGACGATCAGCGCCAGCGGCGGCGACGCGCGTTTTACCGACGTCAACCCGCTGGCAAAGCGCAACGGCATCCGCATCCCGACCGGCTTCAACGCAACGAGCGTCACGCTCTCGCTCGGCTTCGATGCCACCACGCCGGCCTACAAGACCATGGTCGGCATTTCTCGCTCGTTGTCCAAAGTGGCATTCAAGCAGGTTCTGTCTGGTGGTTCCGTTCAGTACGGATGGGGCTACCTGAACGTCAGTGAGTTCCCCAAGCTGAACAACAACCAGGTCAACACTGTTGACGCGGCCCTGACGTTCCTGGGCCGCACCATGTCCTACGACGCCTAAAGCGTCATCCCGCGCACCGGCCCGGCGCCGTTCGCTTCCTTCGCGGGGAGCGGCGGCGTCGGGCACGGGCGTTTTTAACCCCCCGCGAAAGGAAACAAGAAATGGCAAAGATCGTGCTGGGCAAGCGCCCGAAAAACTTCAAGCGAGCCGTCAGCTTTGACCTGCCCGAAGGCGGCAAGGGCGCCGTAGAGGCAACGTTTGTCTACCGCACTCGTACCGAGTTCGGGGCGTTCGTTGACGAGCTGCTCGAAGGTGCTGGCGTCGCCGCAAAGGGCCAGGGCGACGAAGACGTGAAGCTGTCGCTGAAAGAGGCGCTCGAAAAGACGGTGGACACCAATGCCGAGTACCTGATGAAAGTCATGGAAGATTGGAATCTGGACGTCGAATTCAGCAAGGACGCCGTGCAGCAGATGTGCAACGAGTACCCAGGCGCCGCGCTGGCGTTGATCGACGCCTATCGGCTTGCGATCACCGAGGGCCGCTCGGGAAACTAATTGGCGCTGGCGCAGCGTTTTATCAGCGCGGCGCCAGCGACAAGGACAAAGCCAATGCATTCATCGCCGCCATCGTTCGCGCGGGCGGCGATGCGATGTTTGAAATCTGGCCCGAAAACGCACGCGCGTTTGGTTTGTTCTCGCAACTTACAACGCAGTGGAACGTCGGTTTCGGCGGTTATGTCGGCTTGCGCTATGAGGCCGCCTACCCGCTGCTCGACCGCGAGGCAGACAGCCCGCAAGACTGGCGCGAATTGTTCGACGCGTTGCGCGAGATCGAGTACGGCGCCCTGAGTGAGCTGAACAAGAAGGATTGACCTAGTGGCCGATTTGAAGATTCAAGGCGAAGTCGTTGTTGATGCGAGCCAGGCCGAAAGTGCGCTTGATCGCGTCGGCAGCAAAGCCGAATCGATGGCCGCAGAGGTTGGCCAATCAGCGGGTCAGGCCGGGCGCGCGGTTGACGGCATTGGCGACAAAGCAGAAACCGGCGCGCAGAAGTTCACCCGTGCCGAGGCGCGGATGCGCGACTCAATCCGCAAATCGACCCAAGAGCTTCAGCTGTTTGGCAAGACCGCCAGCGAGAAACTTGAATTCAAGCTTGCAGACAAGGGCCTTGACGCCAGCAAATTTCAGCCCTACCTGGCCGAACTGCGCAAGGTTGAAGCGGCGCACCAGGCGGCGTCCGGCGCGCTGGATGGAATGGGCATGTCCGCCAAGGCCACGGCGGCGGCTTTGCGTGGTGTGCCGGCGCAGTTCACCGACATCGTGACGGCCCTGCAAGGCGGGCAGCGCCCATTGACCGTGCTGATGCAGCAGGGCGGCCAGCTGAAGGACATGTTTGGCGGCGTTGGTGCTGCCGCGCGCGCGTTGGGTGGTTACGTGCTGGGCCTCATTAACCCGTTCACCATCGCCGCTGCTGCGGTGGGTGCAATTGCGCTTGCCTATAACCAGGGCAGCAAAGAGCAGGATGCTTTCGTCAAATCAATCGTCACGACCGGCAACATCAGCGGCGTGACCGCTGGACAGCTCGGGCAATACGCCCGCGCGATTTCTTCCGTGGCCGGCACGCAATCGAAAGCCGCCGAAACGCTGGCCGCGTTCGTTGCCGAGGGCGTGCGCGGCGGCGCGATGCTGGAAAAGTACGCGCAAACCGCCATCGAATGGGAAAAGGCCACGGGCCAATCTGTCGCCAAGACGGCCGAGCAATTCGCCAGCTTGCAGAAAGACCCTCTGTCATCCGTGCTCAAACTCAACGAGGGCACGAACTTCCTGACTGAAAGCGTCTACAAGCAAATCAAAGCCCTCGATGAACAGGGCCGCTCTGCCGATGCGTCCAAGGTTGCCATGGACGCGCTCAACACGGCCATGGAGTCGCGCAGCAAGACGATTGAGCAAAACCTCGGCTACATCGAAAGCGCATGGCGCGGCATCACCTCCGCTGCAAAAAAGGCGTGGGACGCCATGCTGAACGTCGGGCGCGCCGACTCGCTGGACACGCAAATCGACAACATACGCGCAAAGATCGCGCAGGCCAAAGGGCAGGACAAAAACCGCCCATTCAGCATGCCATGGGACACGTCTCTGGCAGATTTGGAGAAGCAGCTTTCGTACCTGGCAGAGCAAGAGCGCATGCTTCGCCGTGGTGCCGAGGCCGAATCGGAGCGCAACAAACAACTGGCCGCGCGAATCGAGTTCGACAAATCTGGCGAACAGTATCTGAGCAAGCGCGTCCGAATGGAGCGTGAGATCGCCAAGGCCACAAACGAAGCGGCTGCTGCTGGTGTTGGGCAAGCCGAGCTTGAGCAACGCATTGCCAGCATCCGTGAGAAGTTCGCGGAGAAAAACACCGAAGGCATGAAGGCGCAGCGGTCCGCCGCAAAGCTGTTGGCCGATGACTTGTCCGCGCTCGCCAAGATGGCCGGCCTGAGCCCCGACTTTTACAAGGAGTGGGAGAAGCTGGGAGACATGTTCAAGCGCGGCAAGCTGGACGTTGACGGGCTGACGCAAGCGCAGGCGAAGCTGCTCGAAAAACAACCCGTCATTGCCGCCGAAACCAAGGCACAAGCCGACGCGCAAAAGCAGGTCAATGCGTCCATCGACGCATACCGCAGCGCGCTCCAGGCCGTTGCCAAAGAAGAAGCCGCGCGCGTGGACGGAATCGCCAAAAGCAACGCCGACCTGCGCGAACAGATCGCAACCATGGGCCTGACGAACCAGCAGATTCGCCAGCGCACCATCGAACTGAACCGCGCCACCATCGCCGAGAAAGAGCAGCAGCTCGCGCGCCTGCAAACCGGCTACACCAACACCCGCGAGCAGGCCGCACTGGAAGAAGAAATTCGGTTGCTGAAAGAGCGCAACGGCCTGTTGTCCGACCAGGGCGTCAAAGAGCAGTACGTCGCCGCGCAGCAAGAAATGGCGGGCATGTGGCAGTCCATCGACAGCACTGCGCACGATGTATTCGTCAACATCTTCGAGGACGGCGCTGGCACCTTCAAGCGGCTCGGTCAGACGCTGAAATCCGCGTTGCTTGACATGCTGTACCAGCTCACCGTCAAGCGCTGGATCATCAACATCGGAGCCAGTTTTGGGGCGACGGGCGGGATTTTTGGGGAAGGGCAGGGCGGCGCGGGCAGCCTGCTGGGCACGGCCAGCAACCTGAACACTGCATGGGGCATGCTGAGCGGGACAGGCGGCAACATGGGCGCGCTGACCGGCCTCATGAGCGGCAGCATGTCATGGGCGAACGCCATGGGGTCTGTCTATGCGAACACCACCGGCACCGGTATTTCCGGCCTGCTGGCGACGAACGGGGCCTACGGGACAGCCGGCGGTGCCGGCGCTGGTCTTGGCGCCACCGCCGCCGGCATCGCGGCCATCGCCGCCCCGCTGATCATCGGTTCCCTCATCGAGCGCAATTCGCGCGACCGTTTCAGCGGCGCTGCCTACGCCACCTCGGGCGGCAACGACCCGTTC